TGGTCTTCGGCAGCGTCTTGAGCACCGCGGCCAGCGCGCTCTTTTCGTAGAGGGTGAGCGACGGCCACGCGTGCTTGAGTGCACCGGCGTTGGCGAGCCGTGCCTGCAGCGCGCCGACTTGCTTCTGCAGCGCCACAATGCGGTGATGATCGCGCACGATGCGCTGATGATCGGGCAGCACCCGCGCTTGCGCCGCCGGCGCAGTAATGACGCAGAGAAGCGCTACCGCAAGAAATATTGTCCGCATGATTTAGAACCCTTCGGCAAAGAGCGTGAGACTGCGCACCACGCGGACGCCGCCGTTCAAGATCTTGAACGAAACCGCAGAGAGCGACAGCGCGGTGATGATCAGGTCGTCGCCGGCCTGGCCGTTGACGATGGCCCAGGTGATGGCGGGCTGGTTGGACGGTCCGGGACCGCCATTGAAGGCCCCAGGCGATGAGGCGCCGTTCGGCTGGAACGTGATCGTGGTGTCGGCCGAGGCGCTGCTCGCGGTGACGTAGCTGTCGACCCGGCTCGGGATGGTGACGGTGATCACCCAGCCGAGGTCATAGGCGATGGTGTTCGGATCGATGGTGTCGAGCACCATCCCGAAGTCCATGTAGCGGCACTGATAGGTGCCGGGTGAGAACTTCTGAAAGCCGCTCCATTGCGCGAGCGCCACCTCGTAGAGATCGGCGCCCGCATACCAGCCGGTCGGATCGTAGAGATCGCCGACCGCATAGAGATCGTTGCCCGACGCCGATGCGGTGTTGATCACCGGATGGACGTCGATGAAGGCGGTCGAGGCGGCGCCGAGGATGTCCGGCGTGTCGAGAAAATCGCCGATGGCGAGGATGTTCTGGCCGACCGGGATTCCGGTCGGCTGGTATTTCATCGCCACCGAGGCATTAGCGACATAGCCGAGGTCGAGAAACGTATCGTTGGGAAAGTAGCTGCCCGACGAGCCGCCGCCGTAATTTAGAAAATCCCCGGTGGTGAGGATGTTGGGATCGGTGAGGATGTTGCCGCCGCCGGTGCGGATGGCATTGAGCGTGCTGTCGAGGCCGGCGCCGCCGGTGAAGGTGCCGGGCCAGCCGGCAGCTTTGAGATCGATGGTCTTGATGACGTTCTGGGTGAGCACCGCTCCGGCGATGGTGACGCTCTGCCAGGCCTCCGAATAGACGGTAAGCCCGGGCGCCGGCTGGGTGATGCCAGCGACCCAATATTCGCCATCACCTGGCACTCGAAACGGCGGATGCGCCACAGTGCCGAGCGTCATCGCGGCAGTTGCCGAGGATCCGGACCTCACCTCATAGCGCACCGACCGGAAGTCGGTGATGTCGTCCCAGTTGAGCTGGGTGAAACCGGTGTTGACGTCGTAGACCGCGCGAAGGTTTTGCACGTTGGGCAACGGCGAGGCCAGCGCCGAGCCCTGCAGCGTGTACTGGTAGGCAACACATTCCGACAGCGGCTGCAGGCCGCCGCTGTACTGGTTATAGGACTGGAATTTGAGAAACAGCGTGGCGCCGATGCGGCTCTGATCGAACGCGAAGGCAAACACCGAGGCATCGAGTCGGGCGAACGGCGTGCCGATGGGATGGCTCGCGATTTCGGCCTCGGTGCCGTACGCGCCGCGGATCAGATACGACAGATTGTATTTGTTCGCCGCAGTCAGCGTCGCCGCGGCGTAGGACAAGACCTCACCACCGCCGTTCGCCGGGCCGACATAGCAGGCGGTGTTGAGCGCCAGCGCATCAGCGAGCGTCCCCGACGCCAGCGTGCCGGCGCTTGCGGAAAGATCGACCGGCAGGATATCGAGCGAGTCGATGGTCGGGTTGCCGGTCGGATTGGCGGTGACTGCCGGCAGCGCGCCGGTGAGCACGCCCATGCGCGCCGCGCCGTGGATCTCCCCGACGCGCTGATAGGTCTCGCCGTCGTAGCTCGCCCAGACGAAACAGCCACCCCACAGCGACGGGCTCTCTCCGGACACCGCCGCCCAGACCTGCAGGCCGCCGAGCGAATTGGTGTGGTTGAGCTCGTCGGTCGGCTCGAACAGGATCGGCGCGTTCACCGGTCCGGGGTCGGCGTTGTAGTTGAGGCTCGCGCCCTGATTGGGCTGCGAGCCGTAGAGCGGCGCCGAGACAGTGCCGAGGAATTCCTCGGCAGTGATGGTGTATGAGAAATCCTCGTTCTCCTGGATCTCGATGATGCGTGCCGGCTGCTCGTCCAAGCCCTGGCCGGGATCAGTGACGGTGCAAAGCGCCATCAGCTGCAGGATGATCGAGAAGTGCCGGCCGACCGTCCACTGGAAGGTGCGCGCGATCTGGGCGCGGATCAGATCGAGCGCGGCCGATTGCTGCGCCGCGCCGGCGAGACAGAAGAAATGTCGTTGTTTCAGATCCGACGGCCGCTCGCGCTTGAACGCGATGATCGAGGCCTCGTCCTTGAGCTCGATGTCGACCGGATTGAAGTTATTGTTGCGGTCGAGATATTCGACCTTGATATTGTTGAGCATCTGGTCGCGCGGCTTGCGCACGACCACGAACGGTGATGAAGGATCGCCCAAACCGCGGCCGATCGAGGCCTGGTTCGGCAGACAATCGTCGATGGTGAAGTCGTAGATCGGCGTCGTGTCCGGCACATAGGCACCGATCGCCGCCCAGTTGTAGCTGATAACGATGGTCTGATTGGCGTCCGACGGATTGAAATAATAAACGCCGTTGGAGACGAAATACTGCCCTGGCCCGGGCGAACCCGTCACCGCCACGCCGGTCGGCGCATAGCTCAACACGCGGGTGAGCGGCGTGCCGCTCTGATATTTGACGCCGACGTCGCCGGCGAATTCGCCGACGAAGCTCACCGTGATCTGCGGATATTCCAGCGTGCCGCCGTTGCCGTCCGGAAACGTCGGCCCGGTCGGAACGACGTAGGTCTCGGCCGATAGCGAGATCTGGCCGGCCGAGACCGACTCGTCGCCATAGGGCACGACGGTCAGCTGCCCATCCTGCCAGCATGCCGCGGCGTTCGTCGCCGCGATCAGGTCGTTGGCGAACGCCGAGGCCTGCGTTGCCGAGGCGAGCACCGGAGAGACTGCAAGGCCGAGCGCCTTGCAGTATTGCTGCCACTGGCTCAACGAGCCCAGGCGCAGCGGCGGCAGCCCGACGCCGAAATGCGCGTCGGTCAGAAACGACGACAGCGCGATCGACGCATCCCCATCCGGCTGGCCGGGCACGACGTTGCCGGAATTGCCGTTGGCGACTGCCAGAAACGTGAGATTCGGCACCACCGGCGAGGAGCCGAGCGGATAGCTGGAGAACCCCGCATAGGAGATGCCGCGATATGGCAACGCGCGCGCGGGCTCGAACGCCTCGGCCGCTCCCCATGGGGTCTGGCTATAGTCGCCGTCGAACCATTCGCACCCGAAATTGTACGGCAGGCCCCACGACAGATCCGGATTGCCGCCCGGACCAGAGATGTTGAGCGTCGATTCCGGCGAGCCGTTGAGATAGATCAGCGCGATCGAGGCGCCGCCCGGCGCCTCGCACACCGCCATGATGAATGAGGCAAAATAGATGTAGTTGCCGCTGTTGCCTTTGCCGCCGGAGCCGCCGCCCTTGCCGCCGTTGCTCTTGCTGTCCTGCTGATAAAAGAAGTTGAAATAATCGATCAGATTGCCGCCGAGGCGATTGGATCCGCCGAGCAACAGCGTAACCGGCACGCCCTGCAGCGCCGAGTTGACCCGCAGCGCTGTCGCCGGTGGCGATGTCTGTTTGGAGCCGCCGAACAGGCCGGACAGAAAGCGCGCCATGTTTTCCAGCCGCGGCTAGAACAAAGTGAAGAACTTGACGTCGAGCACCTTGCCGAGCTTCGGGCTTCGGCCGTTGCCGGAGCGCACGCAGCGCGACGGCGCATGCGCGTGAATGATCGACGGCCAGCCGGGCGATATGATCAGCGCGCCATGGGCAAAGCACAGGCCAAGCCTGTAGAGCGCGATGTCGCCGGGCCTTGTGTCGGTCTCGCTGATCTCGCGGCCGAATTTTTTGATCCACCCGAGATAGCGCTCGTCGCTTTTGTGCAAGAAAAACTGCGGCGAATAATGGCCGACGTCGGTGTGCGGGATCAGGCCGGCTTCTTCGAAGACGCAGAGCAGCAGCGTGGCACAGTCGCAGCCGGCACCTTTGACGCGTGCGTGGTCGTGGAACGGTGTGCCGATCCACTCGTGCGCGATTGCTTCGATCCTCGCGCGCGCGGCTTCCTCATTCACGATTTGGCCGCCGGCGACAGCTCGAGCAGCATCTCGGTCAATACATGATTGGCGTCGTCGGCGATCTTGCGTGCCACGGCCTTAGCGGCATCCGGTGTGAGAGCATGTCGCATCAGCGCCGCGCCTTCGAGGAGCTCGTTGCCGGCCTGCGCCACGCAAGCAGCCGCGTCCTTGGCGAACGCGGCGCGCTCCTGCGCGCTCATGGCGGCGATCTGCCGGCGCGCCAAGGCCAATGTCAGGCCTTCCAGCGCCACGACATAGCCGGCGATGCCGCTGCGATCTTTCATCGAAACCTCATGAGGCCGCTACTTCAGGCGGCGGCACGAATGGCTGGCCGCCGTAATTGATCGAGTTGTTGAACGCCTGGCAGGCAGTCAACGTCTTGTCGCAGCCCGGATAGACGGTGAACGTGTCGCCGACCTGCGGCGTGAACGGCAGCGGATTGAGGAGCGACAGCGTGTTGCCGCCATCCCAATTGCGGATGGTGCGCTGGAACGTGTTGTTGCTGCCCGAGGTGAAGACGATGCGGCCGAGGGTGTAGGTGCCGGACCCCGCCGGACGCGCCAGGCCAGCACCAGGGCCGGCGCCGATGATCGTCGATGCCGTGGATCCTGCGGCGACGCTGCCCGGCACCGCAAAATTTGCGGCATCGAGCTGACAGCCGACGTCGAACAAGGTGTGCCGGCACTGCGCCTGATAGAAGTGGCGCGGCATCGAATAGGACAACAGCGAGCGATAGTCGTTAACGGTGAGCACCGCGAGCGCGTTGGTGGTGTCGACCTCGGCGATCACGCCGGCGAAGATGGTGCGGCAGCCGACCGGCGAAGCGCCGCCCGCCGGCATCGGCCAAGTCGGCAGCGCGTCGAAATAGGCCTCGTCGACCTGGAAGTCGGCCGCGTCGAGCGCTCCGGCTTGCGCCGCCTGCAGCCACGCCACGCCGCCGATCTTATCGGGAAACTGCGCGCCGGTAACGGGATCGAACGGCCGCGGCATCAGTGCGAGAACGTATTGATCGGTATCGAGACCGATCTTCCAGTGCGCCTGCGTCTTCGACTGCTTGGCGTCGATGCGCACGCTCGACGACGGATAGGTCTGGCCGGCGATATTCAGCGGACCGGTCGAAGCAGCCGCCTTGATGTCGAAGTCGCTGTCGGCGAAACGGAGAATGCCGCCACCGGAAAGCGTAATCGTGTAGATGCGCCAGACAAAGAGCTGCGAGGTCTTGGCAACCACGTTGTTGAACAGCGTGATCAGCGCCGGCGAGATCGAGGCCATATCGCGCCTCGCTTACGGCAGCTTTTCGGTCGAAAACTTGAGGCTTTTCGCCTCGAATATATTGAACACGAACTGGCTCATGTCCGTCGTGTCATCGTCGAAGCGGCACGGCCAGTAGAACGAGCCCGACCAGGTCAGCGCCGCGCCGTTCGCCGGCGGCGTGTTGAAGGTCACGACACCATAGGCCGAGACCGAGAGCGCCGTGGTCGTCGTGCCCGCTACCTTGATTGTCGGAGTGCCATTGATCAGAAATACCGGCTCGGCAAAGCCGCCCATGGCACGCACGAGCTGAAAGGCGGTCGTGGTGCCGTCGCCTTCGCCAAAACCCTGATTGGTAACGGCGTTGTCGTTCGGGTCGTTGTAGGCCCACAGCTGCGCGGCGCCCTGCACCAGGTTGATGAAGCCGACCAGCTCCTGCCATTCCAGCAGTGTTGCGTCCGTGCGCAAGCCTTCGATCGGCACGTCGTACTTGTGGATCGGAAAGGTCCAGTTCGGGAAGCGGATGCGCTTGCCCGAGATCGCGTCGTGCTTAACGGTGTCCCATTGCAGCGTGTATTTCACCGGAAAGGCGATCAGCGGCAGGGACGGAAAGAGCTGCAGGGCCATTCATCTCATCCCCACGCCGCGGACGGCGTCAGCGACTGCTGGCGCTGCACGGCCCGCATCAACTGCTGCGCCATGTTGGTGAACCAGG